TATGGTGAGTATATTGCTGAGGCTCTAAGGAGTGAGCAGTTATATAAAGATGGATGGTGTGAAAGTAAATTAGAATACTTTGATAGTGATGAGTGTCAGATAAAAGTAAGATGGGGGCTTGATGAAGAGGGCTACAAGCAAGAGTGGAATGATACTATCACTTACACTAGGGAAGATTTTTTTAAAGAGTATGATAAAAACTTTCCTGAGAAACCAAAAGGAATAAAATTTTCTTATGATAATTATGATGATGAGGAAGAGTATTCTGTATTTGGAACTAAGATATAGGAGGATATATGAATAGATATAAAGTAACATTAACACAAGTAAGTATTGTTGATGCTAATGATGAGATAGAGGCAAGAGATAAAGTGTTTGATACGTTTGATAAAAATAGTTTAGATGTAGATGTAAAACTTATTAACAATACTGATAGAGTACCAATGACATTGGAAGAAGAATATAGGAATGCAGATGTACCAATGCCGAAGAAAAAATACTTCTATACTTATGAGGAATACTCACAAGATACTAGAAGTTTTGAAATTGAAAGTGATAAACAGTTAAGTAAAGGAGAGATAACAGACTTGGCTTGTTCAGTTGAATTAAAAGATGGGTCAACTTACGAAGAGGATGGGGCTGTTGTTACGTTTACTGGTACAGATATAGGATGTGATATTCAAACAGAATATGGAGGAGATTGGACTAGAGATGAAAAAGAAACTAAGTAAATTAATAGATAAGATAGAGAGATTATTATTAAAACTAATGGGGTGGAAATGAATGATAAGCAAAAAATAAAAAAACTAAAAGAAAAAATAAAACAGTTAGAAGATGTTACTAAACAATTAGTAATGAGAAGTTTTATCAAACACGATATACAAGATAGATTAAGTGAACATAATCTAACAGAAGAAGAAGTGTTAGGTATAGCTGATGATATAAATTTAATGGATGAAATAAGATATTTGGGGTTGAACTAATGAAAAAGTATAGAGTGTGGAGACAAGAAGTAGTTATGTATCACAATGAAGTTGAGGCTAAGAATAAAACTGAGGCGTATGAGAAGGCTTTAGATTTAGACTTTGATGCTTGGTTAATGGGTGAATGTGATAGATATGATAGTTGGAAGGACAGCTATGTTAGAAAAGATTTGACAGAGGTAGTAAAGAATGATAAGTAATATAAATAATATGTTTGTATGGGCGGGTGGTTTTGTAGATGGTGAAGGTTATATTCAATATAAAACTAAACCATATAAAAGAATAAGAATAGAAGTTTGTAATACAGATTTTAAACCTATTGAATTATTAAAAGAAATATTTGGAGGTAAAATTTATTACAGAAAACCAAGAGTAACAAGTAAAGGAACACTATCTAAACCTCAAAAGATGTGGGTAGTTTTAAATGAGGAATGTTATGAAGTGTGTAAATCTATTATGCCTTTTCTTGTAACTTCTAAAAGAATTAAAATAGCAAAACAAATCATTGAACATTATTTAAAGGAGGAAACAAATGAAAGTAAGTAAAGTAATAGATTTAATTTCTTTGATAGGTGATAGTACAATACCAGTAGATATTAAAAAACACTTAGAGGAAGAACATTATTCTAAAAGTAAAGATACATTTATTAAGATAGGAGACATGGATTTATACCATTATATTAGAAGTCATCTTAAAGATACTAAAAATATATGGAATGATATGTCAGATAAGTCTGATAAACTTGCAAAGATACAAAGAATATTGGAGGACTAATGGCTAGAAGAATTAAATTAAAGAAACCTATTCTTGGTAGAAGAAACTTTTTAGATGAGAATGAAGTAGAATTTTATAGGAGGTATGAAAAAATGAAACTAGATAGAAGATTAATATATGATACTCATACAGCAGTTGGAATAGTAGAGGGTTATATACCTGCGAGGGATGCTAAAGAAGAGATAGATGCTTGGCAACACTTAATAGATACTGGAGTTTGTTGGGAGTTGCAGGGTTGGTTTGGTAGAACAGCACAATCTCTGATTGAAGGCGGGATTTGTAAAGAAAAAACAATAAATTAATACTTGACTAAATATTGAAAGTGTGTTAGAATGAACTGGAAAAAATTAATAGTAAAATTAAGAATGCTATATGCTGATATGCGAGGTCATCACGGAAAAAAATGGAACTATGAACCTGGGGATTGGTATATGGGAAGACATAGAAAAAACAAAAGGATAAAAAAATGAGAACAATATTAATACTTTTAATATCTATTACATTAATTGGATGTAGTAATATTAAAAACCCAAGACTAAGTTTTGGAAAAAAATGTTTAGATAGAGATGGGGATGTTGCCTACTCTTATGTTTGGTTATACGATAAAAACGTAGGACTAAACGCAACTAAGAAACAATGCGACTAATATTATTAATAAGTTTTTTTATATTGGTGGGTTGTTCATCTAATAAACTTGATGTAAACCCCCATATAAGAATAGCACAAGAGATTATTAAACAGCAATATAATAAGAGAGTAAAGGAAGTAACGTATGAAAACAAATGGTAAGTATCATCCTGCAAATGTTTATGCTAAATGGATGAAACTGTTTAATAAAAACTTAAAAAGAAAAAAGAAAAAACAAACATTTACTAATGAAGAATTAGTAAAAGAAACTAGGAGGATATAAATGTATGTAAGTAAAACTAAGATTGAACATTACACTTACCCTTGGAAGAATGGTAAGAGAGGTAGTAATTTACAATTAGAAAATACACTTAATATAAATGAAGCTAATAATTTAAAAAGATTATTACCTTTAATAAATGAGTTTGAAGATACTATTTCACAACACTCAAGTACAACAGTTGAAGTAGTAATTAAAATTAAAGAAGATAAATAGGAGGATATAATATGTTTGGTAAAAAAGATAAAGTAAAAGTAAATAGATATATAATAATGACTAAGATAGATGGTACAGCAAATTTTTGGCAACAAAAAGGTTTTGCTACAAGAGAAGATGCAGATAACTATGCTAAACTTATGATGAAAACAGAGGACTATGATAAAAATAAATATTATTTATTCGAGCAATCTGTTGCTTATAGTTTAACTGAAAAGAATGTTGTTAGAACTGAGGAAAGTTTTAGTACCAATGCCTAATATTGATACAGCTAAGACACCATTTAGAAGACTACAAGAAAGAGTACAAGAACTAGAAGAGATTAGTAAAGTACATCAAGAACAAAATGGAAAACTAATGGTAGAGTTACAACAGAAGGAAAGTAAAATTAAACAATTAGAAAAACAGATAAAGGAGATTAGAGTAGATAGTGAAGGTTGGGTTAGCAAGTAATATCAACAAAAATGATTGACATAATTTCAACACATTATTGTGCTATAATAACGTATGCTTACAGAGAAACAATACAAACTTTACAAGTTTCTAAAAGTGTATGCTAAAGAAAATAATGTTATGCCTACATTTAGAGAAATGCAACAACACATGAATGTAAAATCAAAGAGTGGTATATTCAACTTGTTGTTTTATATGGAGTGGAAAGGATATATTAAGAGACATCCTGCACACAAACGAGCAATACAAATAATAAAGGAGTATGAAAATGACAATACCTGAGACTAATAAAGATGTTAATGGAAACTATATTGCAAGAATATATGGAGGTAGTTATACACCTACTCAGTTAATTGAGAAGAATGGAACTACTTATAATGGATATATAAAACAATATAAGAGACATTATCTTACTGAAGATGGCAGATGGTTTGATGCTATGGGATTTGAATGTAATGTTCCAAGTGGGTTTGACCATGTTAAAAAGGTATGGGAAGTTAAGAATGAAGCTAAGAAATTAAAAGATGATAAGAAGTATCAAGAATATAAACGGCAAATGTTTAAGAAGGGAACAAGATAGTGAGTAAGTTTTATTTAAAGAAGTCATATATAAGTGTAAATGTTTGTGTTAATGATTACCATGACAATGTAACTAATGAAAACAAACTAAAACAAAAAATTAAATTTACTGATAATGCAACGATTGTTAGTAAAGATGTAAAAGAAACACGCAGTACAATAGAGGAGATAAGTGAGAAAGAATATAATAATAAAGTTTCTAAACAAAAGAAAACTTCTATTACCTTATCTGATGTTAAATGATATTAAATACTAATACAATAAACTCTCTTCAAGATGGTCAAGGTGAAGGACATTATATTACACCTGAGATTGTACTATGGAGAAGTGTTATAGTTAGAGCAATCATGGATGCTTTAGATATAGATATTCATGCATGGGGTTTAAGTAGAAGAAGAATTGTAGAAGATGCTAATGATTGGTTTAATACTAAAGACCCATACTTTGTTGAGGTTTGTGAGAATGCAAATATGTCACCCTATTGGGTATGTAAAATATTTAAAAAAATAAAGAGTGCAAATGTAAAGAAACTATTTAAATTTAAAAACTTAAATAAATTCTTATTAGAATATATTTGTAAATTTGAAAATGAAAAATAAAATTAAACTAAATGACAATGCTAAGTTTGATATAGACTTAAAGTATGGTCAGATTAGAGAGAAGAGAGTTGCTGAACTGTTGACTTCAGATAAGATTGAAGTTAAAACTGAAAGGAGTTGGTGGAGAAAAACAGGTAACGTAGCAATAGAGTATGAGTATAGAGGTAAACCAAGTGGGATTGATAAGACAGATGCTAAATGGTGGTTTCATATACTTGAACAAACTAATAAAGAATATTGTATGTTAGTCTTTAGAGTAACGACACTTAGAAAAATAGTGAAGAAATATAAGAAGACCCATACAAAAAATATAGGTGATTATAGGGCTAGTAAATGTGTGGTTATACCTATAAAAGAATTGTTCAATGAGAAATGTTATAGTTTATAATGTGGTGGACTATTCTTATAATTATGTTTTGGGTAGATATAATATTATTTTTAATAATACTGGGAGGAATTTTAATTAAATATTTATGAGCAACAGAGAATTAATATCAGCGTATAAAGAACAACTAAAAGATTTAACAGAGGAGAAACAAGATTTAATAAAGTTAGCAGAAGATAAAGATGCTAGAATTAAAAAGTTACTAATTCAATTAGAACAAGCTAACGCAGATATTGAAAACTTAGGTAAAAGAGTGGCTGATGTAGAGGCAAAAGCTAAAAAGAAAGATAAGATAAAAAAGATTATCAATCAAAAGATTGATGAAGTACTAGAAAAAAAAGATGAAATTGTTGTTGACAATGACGAATAATTGTGATACATTTTCATCATTAACAAAAAATAAAAATATAAATAGAGGTAAAAAATAAAATGGCAATAGTAGAAGGTACAGCTTACTGGGCATCAATAACAAGACCAAACGAAAAATTTGAACCAATGTGGAGGGTTGATTTATCAGTATCAGATAAAGATGCTGAGGAATTTAAAAGCAAAGGTATCAATGTTAAAGAGTCTGTTATAGATGATAAGACTATAAAAAACATGATAACTTTTAAACGTAAAGTTTCAAAAGCAAATGGAGACAGAAATTCTCAACCTACACTCGTAGATGCAGAGAAGAAACCACTAGATAAAATAGTTGGTAATGGCAGTAAAGTTAAGGTTATGTATAAATCTTACGATTGGAACTACAAAGGAAAGAAAGGTACAGGCTTAGACCTCCAAGCGGTACAAGTAGTTGACTTGGTAGAGTATCAACCTAAAGAAGATTTTACAGTAGAAAAATCATCAAATGGTGTTGACATCAAGGAAGATTTTTAGTAGTATCAATCTGTAAATGAAGTTTAGATTTATTCATTTATCTACTCCGTGGGAAGAGGTGGCTAGTAGTGAGTCTCCTCTTCCTTTTTTTTATATAGAATAATTAACAATGAGGGCGACAATGGAAACAGAAGATAATGGGTTTGTTAAATATCACTTGCCGTGTCCACTATGTTCAAGTAGTGATGCAGTATCAGTAAACAAAGACGGCTCCGCTTATTGTTTTTCTTGTCAAGAATATATCAAGGAATACAATATGGAAACAACAGAAATACAATCAACAAATTCAACAAACGAATATGAGGTATCTAATTACCTCAAACAATCAAACTATGCAGAAATCATAGATAGAAATATTAAAGAACAAACTTGTAGGCGTTATGGTGTTACAGTAAAAATGGATAGCGTTGGTAATATAACAAATCATTATTACCCATACCATGATAAACAAGGTGCTAAGATAGCAACAAAAACTAGATATACAAAACTAAAAGAATTTAGTTTGCAAGGTAACACTAAAGTATCGGGCTTGTTTGGTGAACATCTATTCAATAAAAATAAATATATTATAATTACTGAAGGTGAACTTGATTGTTTATCAGCATATCAAATGTTTAAAACTGATAAATATGAAACACCAGTAGTAAGTATTAAGAATGGAATTACTTCAGCAGTAAAAGATATTAAAGGTAGTTTAGATTGGTTAGAACAATTTGATAATGTTATAATAAATTTTGACAATGATGACCAAGGAAGAGAAGGTGCATTGAAAGTTGCAGAATTATTTAGTCCTGGAAAATGTAAGATATTACACTTACCAAATGGATATAAGGATGCTTCAGATTGTTTAAGTAAAAATAAAATTCAAGTATATACAAAAGCATTTTGGGATGCTAAGTTATATGCTCCTGATGGTATCATCAATGCTAATATATTATTTGATGAGATAACTAAACCAACATTAAAATCGTTTGTTCAATATCCGTTTGAGGGTATAAACAAATTGACTTATGGTATTAGACCTGCAGAATTAATTACATTTACAGCAGGAAGTGGCTTAGGTAAAACACAAGTGATGAGAGAGATTGTTCATCATATGATTAAATCAACAAAAGATAATATTGGATTGTTAATGTTAGAAGAAACACCAGTAATAACTTCAAAAGGTTTAATGAGTATTGAGGCAAATCAACGCTTACACTTACCTGATGTTCATGTTAGTAAAGAAGAAATGAAAACTTATTTTGATGCCACAGTAGGTACAGGAAGAGTTTTTATGTTCGACCATTTTGGCTCTAACTCAATAGATAATATTGTTTCAAGAGTAAGATACTTGGCTAAGGGACTAGATTGTAAGTATGTTATAATTGACCACGTTAGTATTATAGTATCAGACCAAAGTCACGGAGATGAACGAAGAGCATTAGATGAGATTATGACTAGACTTAGAACGCTAGTTCAAGAGACAGGTGTTTCAATGATTGTTGTTTCTCATTTAAGAAGGCCTGATGGTAAGGGACATGAAGAGGGTGCAGCGACAAGTTTATCTCAATTAAGAGGGTCAGCTAGTATTGGTCAACTTAGTGATATGGTAATTGGATTGGAAAGAGATGCACAAAATGATGACCCTGAGATTAGGAATACAACAAGAGTAAGAGTATTGAAAAATAGATTTGCAGGATTAACTGGCCCATGTTGTAATTTACAATATGATGTTGATACTGGTAGATTAAAAGAGGTTAACCTTGACGAAATTTAATAAAGTAGTATTTGATATAGAGACTACAATTAATGCAGATAAGATATGGTGTATTGTTTGTAAACATGATAAAACATATTATCAATTTACAGAAGGTAAAAACTTACATAGGTTTGAAGAGTTTGCTAAACAAACAGAAGAATTTATAGGACATAATATAATTGGCTTTGATATTCCAGTAGTCAATAAATCGTTTGGTAAAAACTTATTTGAACATTGTAAGATTACAGATACATTAGTTTTATCTAGATTGTTAAACCCTGTTATAGATGGAGGACACTCACTAAAAAATTGGGGTGAGAAGTTAGGACATAATAAAATAGAGTTTGAACAATTTGAATTTCTTTCTGATGATATGTTAAAGTATTGTAGAAATGATGTTGAATTAACTGAAAGACTTTATAAATTTTTAATAGTCAAGGTAAAAGATTTTGGAGAGTCAATAAAATTAGAACATGATGTTGCTAAGATTATACAGGCTCAACATGAAAAAGGTTTTAAATTAGATATAGTAAATGCTTATGGATTACAAGCTAAGTTTCAAGAGGATATGAATGATTTAACTAATGAAGTTAGAAAGTCTTTTCCTCCATTGAGAATAGAAGAAGAGTTTATTCCTAAAGCAAATAATAAAGCTAGAGGATATGTTAAAGGTGTTCCTTTTACAAAGGTTAAGTTTAAAGAATTTAATCTAGGGTCTAGACAGCAGATAGCTGAAAGGTTAGTTATGCTTGGATGGAAACCTAAAAAGAAAACAGAGAAGGGACATATTATTGTTGATGAAAAAGTTTTATCAGAAATAAAAAACATACCTGAAGCAAAACTAATTAACAGGTTTCTAATGCTTCAAAAAAGAATAGCCCAAGTTTCCTCCTGGATTGAAGCAGTTAGAGAAGATGGAAGAGTACATGGCAAAGTAATAACCAATGGTACAATTACAGGAAGGATGAGTCATCAATCGCCCAATATGGCTCAAGTTCCTGCTGTGTACTCTCCATATGGTAAAGAATGTAGAGGACTATGGATAGTAGAAAAGGGTTATAAATTAGTAGGTGTGGATGCATCAGGGCTAGAGTTAAGGATGTTAGCACACTACATGAACGATAAGGATTATACAAATGAAGTCATTAATGGAGATATACATACTTCAAATCAAATTGCTGCTGGTTTGGAATCGAGAGATGAGGCTAAGACTTTCATCTATGCTTTCATCTATGGAGCAGGTAACAAAAAAATCGGAACTATCATTGGAGGCTCGGAAAGAGATGGAGAAAGAGTTAAAGAAAAATTTCTTAGAGCAACGCCAAGTCTTAGACGCTTACGAGAAAAAGTGGAAAGAGTGGCTCAACGTAGATGGGTCAGAGGACTTGACCAACGAAAAATAATAATCAGACATCCTCATGCCGCTTTAAATACTTTATTGCAGGGTGCGGGTGCTTGTGTTATGAAAAAAGCGTTGACACTCCTACAAGAATATGTTATAAATAAACGAATCAAAGCCTTCCCAGTTGTGAATGTGCATGATGAATTTCAATATGAAGTTCAAGCAGATAGAGCAGATGAATTTGGAAGACTTGCAGTACAATCAATAATTGATGCAGGACAACAATTAAATGTCAGGTGTGAATTAAATGGAGAATATAAAATTGGAAACAACTGGTCAGAAACACACTAAGACTTTAGATACTTTAGCTGTTGATATTAAAAAATTAATTGCAAATATTTCTAAAGGTAAACCTGCTAAAGTAAGTGATGAACAATTAAATAAATTTCTTACTAATATTAAAGAGGCTTTTCTAGCATGGAACAACCCTGATAGAAAGAAACAGGGTATGTTACGAATGTCAGTATTAGGTAAACCACCTAGACAATTATGGTTTGATAGATTTAGTCCAAAAAAATATATAGCAGGTGATGATAGTCTTAATTTAAAATTTTTATATGGACATATACTTGAGCATCTTGTTTTATTCTTAGCAGAATTAGCAGGACATAAGATAGAAGACCAACAAAAGAAAGTTGAGATTGATGGTATAACAGGCCATATAGATAGTAAGATAGATGGTGAAGTGTGTGATGTTAAGTCAGCATCATCATTTAGTTTTAAAAAATTTAAATCAGGTGAGTTATTAGGTGATGACCCTTTTGGTTATCATGCACAGATAGCAGGATATGAACAAGCTGAAGGTACAAATAAAGGTGCTTTTCTTGTTATTGATAAAGTGTCAGGTGATATATGTTTGTATCAACCTGATGATTTAGCTAAACCGAATGCAAGTCATTTGATTAAAACATTAAAAGAAACATTAGAGAAAAAAGAACCACCTGAAGAAAAATGTTTTCCATTGTCTAATACTAAAGCAGGTAATAAAGAATTGCCTGTTGGTTGTCAATGGTGTCAACATAAGTTTGAATGTTACAAAGATAGTAATAATGGTAAAGGTTTAAGAATATTTAAATATGCTAGTAAGAATGTATATCTAGCTGAAGTAAATAAAGAACCTAATGTTGAAGAAATAACCCACAACTTTAAGGAAGAGTTGAAAACTTTTAATAAAAAATATGCTTAAACATAAACATCTTCTTATCAGAGCAGAAGTAAAAAAGCCTGTACAAACAGAACAACAAACAATTGATTGGATGAAGAAGTTAATAACTAAAATAAATATGAATATTTTAGTAGGTCCATATGCATCTAAAGTATCTAAGAAAGGTAATAAAGGTTTGAGTGGTGTTGCTATTATAGATACTTCTCATATTGGTATTCATACATGGGATGAGACAGACCCTGCTTTAATACAATTAGATGTATATTCTTGTAAAGATTTTAAAAAGTCTGATGTAGTAGAATGTTTAGAAGAATTTAATCCAGTTACAATTGATTATAAATACTTTGATAGAGAAACAAATTTTATAGAAATAGAAAGAGAAGACCCAGGCTCTTTTAAAAATGACTTAAAACATCAACCAACATTATTATAATGAATACAAAAAAAATGAGTAAGATAAGAAGAAAAGCAGAACAGTTTCTTGTTATATGGTTAAAAGGATTGTTGAATAAAGAGGAACAAGCTAAGGTAAATGTAAAAAATATATTTACTTTGATGCCACCTCAAACTCATTATTGGAATGGTACAACATTAAGACTACAACCTTGGTCTTACAAATGGATAGTAAAGAAGTTAAAACAAAATCCATTGTTGACATATGATGAATTAAATGCTACACTCCAGCCAACAGAAAAAGATTTAAGAAGACATAAGATGATAGAGGAAGGACCAGTTAAAAATGACAAGTAAAGATATGTTTAAAGGTATAACATATGAATCACTTGAAAAACAAGTAGGTGGTAATCATTATTCTAAAATGAAAATACAACCTGCACAATTTATTAATGAAAATAATTTAGAGTTTGCAGAAGGTAACGCAATAAAATACATTTGCAGACATAAAGCTAAAGGTAAAAGAAAAGATATTGAGAAGGCTATTCATTATCTTGAAATGATATTGGAGAGAGACTATGATTGAAGAACAAAAAATAACACAATTAGAAAAAAGAGCAAGAGGGTTTAGAAGAATTATATCTTCGTTAAATGATTTACCTATGTATGGAATTAATCCTACAATAGATAAAATGTTATACGTTAAGATTCAAGATTTGAAAGACCATCTAAAAAAGAAAATACAAAGAAATAATGAAAGACTAAATGAGATATATACTGAAAGTGTAGATAGCTTGATTGATGATGATGGCTCTGTACCTATAGAACATGGTAAATAAAATATATGATATGAGTGGTAATCGTGTTAACAGCACACCACCAGTTTACAATTTAAGAATTTGTTTAATCGGCTCGGATGATTTAGATATTAAAAATATAGAAACATTTGGTGTTGCCGAAGATGGATTCTTTATGGTTAAATCAAAATCTAATCCACGATTTCCTATATTTATGACTAATCCTATGCGTATAAAAACAGTAGAGGTATATACTAATAATGAAAAACCATTAACAAAATTACATGAAGAAAAGAATGATGATGATTTTTTAATGGACTTACTTAGAAAACAAAATGATAGTACCTCGAAAAATAAAAAAGACTAGTAAAAGAGTTAAAAGGAAAGAAGCAGACTTAGCTGTATTTAAATTGATTATAAATAATCAAGGTCAATTTATAACAGAAAAATCTTTATATCCTAAAGATAAAGTACATTTACATTTTAAGAAACAAAACTCAGGTATTATAAGTGCAATGCTTAGAGAAGCTGAAGTTAAGTTTCAAGATATGCATGATGTATTAGAAAAGATAGCTAGATATTTAGCTTAGGATTCATTTAATTCGTTACAATAAAAACTTACCTGTAATCTTAATTCATTAACATTGGATTCCCCAAGTGCTTGTAGGGCTGTTATAGAATTTAAATAACCTGCTGAAGCACATTCATAATGACTATTGTATAATCTATTAATTACTTGAGGCTCTTTACAATCTCCATACAATGAAGAACAAAGCAACAAAACTAATTGAAACTTCACTTAATAATCCTTTTGATAGCTTTAGAGCCATCAATATTTTCCTCTAGTTCTGCTTTTACTTTATCACATTTATATTGAACATTATTATTAACTTGTCTTTCAGCAACTCTTTTACCTTTTAAACAATCACTCATACCTTGTTGTATTCTATGCTCCTTCAACTCACCTCCAATAAACATGCAAAGTGCTACTACTCCTTCAATTATCATAATACTTTCCCCTTGTTTGGTCCTTTTTTAACTACATATTTTTGTGTACCATTAGCCCCTATCTCAACTTCTTGACGTAACATCTTAAACATATTCATTTGTTTATCATCTTCCCATCTTTGTTGAGTGTATTTAATAACTTTTTTTTGTACTCTATTCATTAGTGATTCCCGTTTGCAAAGTCTCTTTGTTTATCTTTTAACTTTTCAATATCAGATAAAGCTTTCTCCATTTGTTTTTGTAAAAATTCTATATTGACTTTATTAGTCATATTCATTTCTTGTGTTTCCTGAAGTTTTTCTACTTGCTTATATATGTCTTCAATAAGCATGAATTGTTCTGAGTCCGCAGGTAAACTTCCCATTTCTCCCCGTGGCCATTTTATTCTAAACTCTGTATTCTTTTCTAAATCAGAACCCATAAGCTCTAATCTAGTACTATGTTTGTTAAGTGTTTCTACAATTCCAAAGTATGCCCAAACACCAACAGCAACAGCACCTATAATAGATAATAAATTTCTAAGAGGTAAAGCTACTTCTGTGTTTTCAGATACTTTCATTATTTAATCCTTGTAAAAATCTTTGAATATCCAATCAACATACTTTTTCCAAAGTTTCTTTATAAACTTTATCATAATGTTTCTCCATTACTTCTTAAACTTTTTTCCTGTTAATAAATTAGTTACGGATATTCCGTAGTTACCTCCAACAACTATAAAGATTAACCAAAGATAAGTCTCAGGTATATTTTTAAGTTGTTCAAAATAAAATTCTACTTTAGCTAACATATCTTGGTCTCCCCAAAATGTAGCATAGCCAAGTATTCCTAATGGTGCAAGTATAAATGAACCTAGAACTAAATCTAAGAATAAAGAACCATTTCTTTTTGCTCTTTCGTTTCCTGTTGCCATTTCTTGTAAAGCAATAGCGTGTTTTCTTTCACTCTTCTCTTTACGTCTTTGCATATATGTGCCGACAGCTTTAGAGCCTATGTTGAATAATAGTCTATATGGAATCATAGTGTCCTTTGTGTACTGGGCAGAGCAAGGCTGCGTTGTGATTTCTCTTGATGCCCAGTTATAAGATTATTTAATCTTAATTGTTTTTACTTTTTTCTCTTCAGGTAATTCTTCAAAGAGTTTAACTTTAAGAACTCCGTCTATAAAGTCAGCACCTTCTACTTTAATATACTCTGAAAGAGTAAATTTTCTAACAACACTTCTAGATGCAATACCTTGATGTATTAAAGTATCGTTATCTTTATCTTCTTTCTTAGCACTAATTGTAAGTACACCATCTTGTAACTCACAGTTAATGTCTTTCTTAGAGAACCCAGCTAAAGCCATCTCTATTTGATATTGACCATCCTTAATTTTTCTTATATTATAAGGTGGAAAATTAGAAGTGTTTATTTGTGAGACCTCATTTAGTGAGTCAAACATTCTATCAAAACCGATAGAGAAGTTTTTAAATGGGTCAAAGTTTATTAAATTATATCGTGTCATTGTTTATCCTTTCGTTAAGCGATATTTATATACAACCCCAAATGGGCGTTGCTTAGTATATTATAGAGAGAAATATCTTTGATGTCAACTATTTTTTAAATAGTGAACTTTCAAGACTTTTCAACTCTTCTGAGTGTTTGCCATTTACTCTAGCTTTTAATATTGATTTAACATTATCAGACCATTTCGGGTTTTCAGCCCATCCTGTATCTGAGATTGCGTCAATAATATCATTCTTAGTAGCTTCACCTTGTTTATATTTTTCTAATGTTTCTCTAACATTTTTATAATGAGGTTTAGTTTCTACCCAAGTGTAAAATTTATCTATGCTTTC